TGATAGCGATAACGATAATAAGCCAGGTGGTGATATGGACATGGACAAAGATGACCATGATGCAGATCACGATATGATCAAAGGTTTAGACAAAGACGACGATGGCGACCACGACATGGACGACCACGACGCAGAGAAAAAAGATAAAGAAGAAGCATATGCTAATGAGCCTGATGAAGATCACAGAGACATTGACTACATGCAAAACAAATTAGCAGGTGGAATGAACCGTCCTAAGGATACACATCCTAAAGTAGCAGATGGTGACAATCCTATGAAAAAAGTAAAAGAAGGTGATGACCTAAGAGCTCAAATTAAAGCTGAACTTGCACAACGTTTAGCAGAAGCTAAGGGAGAGAAGTAATGGCAGATTTAACACAAGCAACAATCGGCGGCGGCAGTGCAGTAAAGGTTGCTGAAAACAGAAAACCATATGCTGATATGACAGCTATACATTACAACGGCAACAAAAACTTAACAGTATTTGAAATTGCATGTGGTGCAGCAGTAAACGCTCAAACAGGAAGCGGACTAGCAATTGAAAGCATTATGCGTATTGTTGAAAAATATTGTACTGTTGTTATTCGTGGCGCACTATATGGTACAAACCAAAAGTTTGCACTTGTAGTTGAGCAATCAAATGATTCATTAGACTATGATGGCGCAGGTGCTGAGACACTTGTTGAGCAAATTGAAGATGAAATTATTGCACTAACTGACTTATCAGGTGCTACACCAGCACAAATTGACTTTACTGGTGTTACTTGTACAGTAAAAACTACGCTAGAATTAGCATAATACTGCTATTATAAGATTCAATAGCACCTTCGGGTGCTATTTTTTTGAGTAAATACTAGTATGGCAAAGAGTTTAGATGGCGTTCAGATAAAGAAGGCCCACAGCAAAAATAAATTTACATTAGAAGAAGTCAAGCACTTAGAGGCTTGTATGGATCCCATCACGGGTCCATTATACTTTTGTGAAAACTTTCTAACCATTCAACACCCTGTAAAAGGATCAATGAAGTTTGAGCCTTATGGATTTCAACGAGAACTAATTCAAGCATATGCAGAAAATAGATATTGTGTTGCTATGTTACCTAGACAGATGGGTAAGACGACCTGTGCTGCTGGATATCTATTATGGTATACAATGTTTACACCTGAATCGCAGGTACTAATTGCTGCACACAAATATACTGGTGCACAAGACATTATGAATAGATTTAGATATGGATATGAAACACTACCTGACTTTGTTCGTGCTGGTATCTATACATATAACAGAAACACAATTGAATTTGATAACGGTAGTAGAATACAAGCAACTACTACAACAGAAGATACTGGACGTGGTAAATCACTTTCATTAATATACTGTGATGAGTTTGCATTTGTGCAACCTCCGGAAAAAGCCAAAGAGTTTTGGACTGCACTTTCTCCTACACTGTCAACAGGTGGTAAAGCTATTGTTACAAGTACACCAAACTCAGATGAAGATCAGTTTGCTATGATTTGGACAGAAGCAAATAAAAAGTTTGACGATCACGGTAACGATTTGGGTGTAGGCACTAACGGATTCTATCCTTATTTTGCTCCATGGGTTGATCATCCAGATAGAGATGAGGCCTGGGCAGCAGAAGAAAAAGCAAAGATCGGTGACGAACGTTTTAGACGTGAGTTTGATTGTGAATTCTTAATCTTTGATGAAACACTTATTAATAGTGTTAAGTTAGCAGAACTAGAAGGATCAGAGCCTATCATGAATACTGGTCAAACACGCTGGTATAAGAAAATTAATCCTAAAGCAACATATCTAGTAAGTATGGATCCAAGTTTAGGTACAGGCGGCGACTATGGTGCTATTCAAATATTTGAAATGCCTAGCATGGAACAAGTAGGAGAATGGAGACATAACTTAACTCCAATACAACAGCAAATAAGAACACTAAGAGAAATTTTACAGTACATCCAAACAGAATGCGAAGCAGGCGGAAATGCAAGTCCTACAATATATTATAGTGTAGAGAATAATACAATCGGTGAAGCAGCATTAGTTGTTATTGCAGATATAGGTGAAGAAAACTTTAACGGATTATTCTTAAGTGAGCCTATGAGAAAAGGACATGTTAGACGTTATAGAAAAGGATTTAACACAACACACAAAACAAAGATTACTGCATGTAGCGGATTTAAAAACTTATTAGAAAAGAATAAGATGAAAATACACAGTAAACCGCTCATATCAGAGCTAAAAACATTCGTAGCACATGGTGTTGGGTACGGTGCAAAAACAGGTGAACACGACGATTTAGTGGCTGCAACATTATTAATTGTACGCATGGCCAATGTATTATCTGACTGGGATCCTAAAATATACGATAAAATGACGGAAAGAATGACAGAAGATCAGTTCCCAATGCCGATCTTCGTAAGTACAGGATTTTGATAAATAGTTATATGGACGCAACTAACAACATAGCAACCGATCTGTTCTATAAAATTAGAAGTAGATTTAAAGGTTTAAAATTAGGAGATGACGCTGGGTCAATTACTATCAACCCGGAGCAGGCCAGATTCTTTGACTTTGATTATAATGAAGGTGATAAGAATATTGGACACGTGAGTATTAGCCTTGCTGAACCAAATTCAATGAAAGTATACTTTTCAAATGGTATTACTGAAGGCATGGATGATCCACAAAAAGACAATTGGTACGGATTTCTAAAAGAATTAAGAAAGTTTAGTAAGCGTCGACTACTAGCATTTGATACTAGAGACATTGCTAAAGACAATCTAGACCAAAGGGATTATGCATTCCTAAGTCAATACTCAAACCCACAAGCGGATAATGACACAATAGTAAAACCAGTCGGAGAGAATAAAATGAACGAGAGCACCTTATACGGGACTAAGAAACAGAGCTTCCAAAAGCTGGAAGATACAAGATTAATCATCAAGCATAGTAAAACACTTGCTGATGATACAGAAATGAAGCCAGGTGATAGATCAAGAAATATTGCTGCTTTATTTGTTGAAAACTCACAAGGTGAAAGATTTAAATATCCTTTTATTCACTTAGCAGGCGCAAGAGCTATGCAAAGACACGTTGCAAATGGTGGTGCTCCATACGATGCAATTGGTGAAAGCATTATTAAAATGAGTGAAGAAATTGCACAATTAAAAAGTTTCACAGGCTATGTTGTACGTAACGACTTAATGAACTCCGACACAAATTCAGTTGTTGAACGTAGCAAAGGCCAGCTTGATAGTTTAAGAGAAAGAATTGCAAAAATAGCTAAACAACCTCACTATGAATCATACGTAGAAGGTTTCCAGGCACCAGAGGCAATGGAAGTACCAGATGATGTAATGGAACAGTTTAAAGATCAATTCACTATTAGAAATTTCAAAGAAGATTTAACATCAGTATTTCCAGTACTATATAGACTAATGAAAGAAGATGAAATTGTAGGCTATGACGACATAGTCGAAATGACAAAAAACGAATCAGACAAATATCACTGTAAAGATTGTAATGATGTAATGCACAAACCTACAACTGATTGTGAGCATGACTCACACGATGAAAATGGTAGTCATTGGGTTGATAACAATGGTAATGGCATACATGATATGGACGAAGCAAGTGATCCGTTTGCAGCATTTGAAAATTGGGCAATGGCACTAGGTGAAGATTCACCTCTTACAACAGGTAGCGACGAAGAAATTAAAGAGGCAGTTGCAAGTCTAAATGAATTAGTAAACCAAGACTTTCCAGTAGGCGTAGATGGCACAAATGCTATTCAAAGTTTAAAAGGTATTATCGAAGACAACAGACTGTTTAACGATATTAAAATGAAGGCAAAAGAAGATCCTAACGGAGATGCTCGCCCATTAGTTAAAGCATGGGTTGAAGAAAATGCACCTGAGCAATTAGAATCATTAGACTTTGGTGATATGGCAGATGAACCAGCAGTAAGTGCTGATCAATCTGAGCCACCAATGGAAGGCTTTATGCCAGACGAGTTCGAAGGCGAGTTTCAATGGGATGGAACAGGCGATGACGGCGAAATGACACCTTGCACTGTATCGTATAAAGCAAAAATTGAAAACGAAGATGGTCCAGCAAACATTATAGTTGATCCTAAATCAATATCACTAGACTGCCAAATGGATGGTAACAGTAAATTAGGTTTTGATGCTGACATGGATCTTGAAATGCAAGACATGGACGAGTTAATGGCAGCTTGTCAGGAGGACGCACAAGAAATGTACGATAATGCAGATCATAAACAACACGAAGGAACGCAACAAGAAGGTAGAGTAAGTGATGCGTTAATTGGTGCTGAAGAAATTTTAGGTGACTTTACAGACGAAGATCAAAAATTAAAAATGCCAAAAGACAAAGTTAAAGATGCAATTAGAAACGGCAAGTATGACGCAGCTGATGCTATGTTTGCAATTGATATGGTTGACACAGACTTTGATGACGAAGGCAATCATATTGAAAAACAAGATGAGCCAGATTTTGGCGAAGGAAACAAGTTTTCCGGCGAACTAGACAAAGCTAAGAAAGCAGGCAAAAAAGAATTCAAAGTAGACGGTAAGTCATATGATATTAACGAAGTAGCACAATTTATTGTAAGTATGTACGATAAAAATAGTGGCACATTTCCAAAAGGTCCAGAAGGCGTTGCTACTATGGTAGACAAGAAGTTCGGCGAACATGCAGGACAAGTTGCTCGTAAGATGGTAGAACGAATGGCACCGGCACAAGAGCAAGGGGCAGAAGAACTCGAAGAACTCGAAAGAATCAAAACCTTAGCTGGCGCTTACTAAAAGACTTAAATAATACTCATTAACGGAGAAGAATATGTTTAACTGGATTAAAAAGCTGTTCACTTCACCAGTAGAACCTTTGGTACTAAAGGACGAAGTGAAAGAAAAGGCCCCAGCAAAAGCTAAGAAAGTAACTAAAGCTGAGTTATCAAAAATGACAAAAGTTAAGTTAGAAGAATTAGGCAGAGATAACGGCATTGAATTAGATAGAAGGCTGACTAAAGCAAAGCTAGTTGCTCAATTGCACAAGGCACTATAACAACACAAAGTTATAATTTAAGTAGGGAGACTTCGGTCTCCTTTCTTTTTGGCTGAATGAAACCACTTTTAGTTAAAATAACAGTTGACGGGCTAAATAAAAGAGCATATAATAATACGTATGCTTAGGCATGAAAGTGAAAACATATAACAAGGCTATAGGAGGCACAAATGGCATCACTCGCAGAAATAAGGGCTAAACTACAAGAGTCCAACAATCGTAACACTGGAAATTCTTCCGGTGGAGACAACGCAATTTACCCACATTGGAATATGCAAGAAGGCAAAGAAGCAGTAATTCGTTTCTTACCTGACAGCGATCAATCTAATACGTTCTTTTGGGCAGAACGTGCAATGATTAAACTTCCGTTTGCTGGAGTAAAAGGCGACACTGACTCACGTCAGGTAATTGTACAAGTTCCATGTATGGAAATGTATAACGACGGCACACCATGTCCGATCTTAACAGAAGTTCGACCATGGTTCAAAGATAAATCTTTAGAAGATATGGGACGTAAGTATTGGAAAAAACGTTCATATGTATTCCAAGGGTTTGTTACTGAAGACCCGTTAAACGAAGAAAGTTCTCCGGAAAACCCAATCCGTAGATTTATTATTGGACCACAGATCTTCCAGATCATTAAAGGTGCATTAATGGATCCTGAACTTGAAGAACTGCCAACAGACTATATGCGTGGCGTTGACTTTAGAGTTAAGAAAACTTCTAAAGGCGGCTATGCAGACTATTCTACATCATCTTGGTCACGTAAAGAACGTGCATTAAGTGATACTGAAAAGGCAGCAATCGAAACGCATGGTCTTTACAACATGTCAGATTTCCTTCCAAAGAAACCTGGTGAGGTTGAGTTAAAGGTTATGAAAGAGATGTTCGAAGCGTCAGTAGACGGTGAGGCATATGATATGGACCGTTGGGGTCAGTACTTTAAGCCAGCAGGTATGGCGTCACGTACTGGAGATCCTAACAAGGCATATACTCCATCAACACCAGCAACACCAGCACCAGCAGCAACTCCTGCACCTGAAGCGGCTCCGGCAGCACCAGTAGCAGAAGCGGCACCAGCGGCTGCAACTGCAACAGCACAAGAGGCTGCGGCAAGTGAAGGCGATGGTTCTAACAGAGCGCAAGATATTCTTGCAATGATTAGAAGCAGAAACGCTAGTTAATTAATTGTGTATGTGGAAGTTCCGGCTAAAATCTCCTTTCGGTATCCAGCGAGATCTTCTACACTACACTCTAACACATAGGAAAGGTAAAAATGGCAAAAGCATTTGACATAAGTAAATTCAGAAAGACAATCACTAAGAGCATTGACGGCCTTGGTATTGGCTTTAATGATCCAACTGATTGGGTCAGCACAGGAAACTTTGCACTAAACTATCTTGTAAGTGGCGACTTTAATAAAGGTGTTCCGCTTGGTAAGGTAACAGTATTTGCAGGTGAATCAGGTAGTGGTAAGAGTTACTTCTGTTCAGCAAATATTGTAAAGGCTGCACAGGAACAAGGCATCTTTGTAGTATTAGTTGACTCAGAGAACGCACTTGACGAAGCGTGGCTACAAGCACTTGACGTAGATACTTCAGAAGAAAAACTTCTTAAACTTAACATGAGCATGATTGATGATGTTGCTAGAACAGTATCAGAATTTATGAAAGAATATCGTGATATGGCAGAAGAAGAACGTCCTAAAGTATTATTTGTAATTGATTCGTTAGGTATGTTACTAACACCTACAGACGTTGACCAGTTCCAAAAAGGTGATATGAAAGGTGATATGGGTCGTAAGCCTAAGGCATTGACTGCACTTGTTCGTAACACAGTTAACATGATTGGTAGTTATAACGTAGGTATGGTATGTACTAACCACACATATGCATCACAAGATATGTTTGATCCAGACGATAAGATCAGCGGTGGACAAGGGTTTGTATATGCTTCTAGTATTGTTGTAGCTATTAAGAAACTTAAACTTAAAGTAGATGCAGACGGTAATAAAACTTCACAAGTACATGGTATTAGAGCGGCGTGTAAGGTAATGAAAACACGTTACAATAAACCGTTCGAAAGTGTACAAGTTGAAATACCATATGAAACAGGCATGGATCCGCATAGTGGATTGATTGAGTTATTCGAAGCAAAAGGATATCTTAAAAAGTCAGGTAATAGACTTGAGTATACAAGTCCGTCAACTGGCGAAGTTATGCTAGAATATCGAAAAGCATGGACTGGAGATAAGTTACAGATAATTATGGATGATATCATAAATACACCTGTAATAGAGACTCCTGTCGAAGTAGTCGATGAGGAAGTTTACGAAGAACAACCAACTGAATAACGGAGTAGAAATCTATGCAATCTGATCTAATTGCTGACATTTGGAACGTAGTGTCAGAACATGTTCCTGAAAAGGAAAAACAAGAAGTAGCAAAAGGTTTTGTTACTGCACTAGTAGACCACGGAGTATCTGAAATTGCAATCAATGAACTCTTTGGTATTGACACATACTTAGATACTGCAATTGAGTATGTAACTGAGGACGAAGATGACGGCGACACTAATTACGATGAAGACGTCGAAGATGCAATTTGGGATGATGAGGATTAAATGAACTGGTACGATCAAGTTTCTAAAGATATTTCGAAGATACCTGCCGCTGTGCAGTACTACGAAGCAGAATTATTACAGGCTAAAAAAGAGACAAATGTTGTTGGGCGTCTTGAAAAAGCATCAGCACAAATGCCTGCAATTGTAGAAACTAGATTTGGACAGTTACAAGAGATCGAAGCAATACTCGAATATTTAAACATTGAGCTTCGCCGTTTACGTAGTACACACTTTAGAAAATATGTTGAAAATTATCAACGTCAATTAAGTTCTAGAGATGCTGAAAAATTTGTAGATGGCGAAGCTGATGTTGTAGACTTTGAAAAAATTATTAACGAGTTTGCATTATTACGTAATAAATGGCTAGGAATTATCAAAGGACTAGACATTAAACAATGGCAAGTATCTAATATCGTTAAACTAAGAACAGCTGGTTTAGACGACGCAACCATTTAATTTTCTTTACATAAACTGCGCATATAAATACTAGTATGAAAAGAATCGTACTAGTTACAGGCGGGTTTGACCCCTTACATTCCGGGCATATTGCCTACTTTAAAGCAGCCAAAGAACTTGGTAACGAGTTATGGGTTGGTGTTAACAGCGACGAATGGTTAACAAATAAAAAGGGCATGCCTTTTATGCCCGTTGAAGAAAGAATTGCTATTATTAAAGAACTTGCTGTAGTAGATAATGTTATTACATTTGAAGATGATAAGGAAGGATCGGCATGTGGTGCAATAGACGTAGCACTTAAAACATCTGAAACAATGCATGACAGAATAGTATTTGCTAACGGTGGAGATAGAGGTGAAGGCAATTCACCAGAAGTAGAAAAGTTTACTGATAACAATAGAGTAGAATTTCAATTTGGTGTTGGTGGTACAGATAAAAAGAATTCAAGTAGTTGGATTTTAGGAGAATGGAAAACACCTAAAACAAAACGCAAATGGGGTTGGTATAGAGTATTAGATCATCAACCTGAAAACAATTTTAAAATTAAAGAATTAGTAATTGAGCCAGGTGCATGTCTTTCTGATCAAAGACACTTTCAAAGATCAGAACATTGGTATGTACTAAAAGGCAAAGTTAAAATGCAAACAGAGTGGAACAACATTAGTGATACTGTAGAGCTTTTACCCTTAACAAAAGGATATGATATTTCAGTAGGTACTTGGCATAAAGCAAGTAACCCCACAGATGATTTAACACACATACTAGAAGTTCAATACGGGGAAGCCTGTATAGAAGAGGATATCGAAAGACGTGACTAATTGGATTTTTGTAAGCAAGGGTAAAAAAGACCCCTATATAAATCGTTTCGCTCGAGGGTGCGGTGCACCTGTTGAGGATTCTAATACGTTTAATTATGATGCTTCAGAAGATCCTATTGTGTTACGAGGTATCTTAAAAAAGAAATGGATGCATAAATGTTGGGAAGATGGTAGAGATTTTTATTATATGGATACAGGATACTTTGGTAACGAAGTAACTCCTAGTAACCCTAATGGTTGGAAGTTTTGGCATCGTATTGTAAAGAACAATCTTCAACATAATAAACTTATTGATCGCCCTTCAAGCAGATTCGAAGGCTTTGGTAAAAAGTTTAAGCCGTGGAATAAGAAAGGTAGAAAGATTCTTATTGCTGCGCCAGACGAAAAGCCTATGAAGTTTTATGATCTTGATTTAGAAGAGTGGTTATCAGAAACTGTTAACACACTTAAACAACATACTGACAGGCCTATTGAAATTAGGCAACGTAATAAACAAAGAGCAGATAGAATGCTACATAACACGCTAGAAGAAGCCTTAGACGACGATGTGTACGCTCTTGTTACATTTAATAGTAATGCAGCAGTTGAGAGTGTATTTCAGGGTATTCCGGTGTTTACGTTAGCGCCTGTTAGTGCAGCAAACCCAGTCGGACTACAAGACTTATCATTAATAGAAGCACCGTATTACCCAAGCAGTGATAAATTGTTTGCTTGGGGCTGTCATTTAGCAGCAGGTCAATTTCACGATAGTGAGTTACGCACAGGAAGAGCAAGAGCGTGTTTGGAGGAACAATGGACTTAAAAGTATTCGTAGGATACGACACTAGAGAAGATATTGCATATCAAGTTTGCAGACATAGTATCTTAACAAGAAATGAAAACGTATCAGTAACACCGTTAAAACAAAATGAATTAAGAGAACAAGGTTGGTATCATCGACCTGTAGATAAACTAGCATCAACAGAATTTACTTTTACACGCTTCCTAGTACCAGAGCTTACAAACTTTGATGGATGGGCATTGTTTTGTGATAGTGACATTATTTTCTTAACAGATATAAAAGAATTATTTGACCAAGCAGATGACAAGTATGCAGTTATGTGTGTACAACATGATTATACACCTAAAGAAGGTGTAAAGATGGACGGACAAAAACAAACAATATATCCACGTAAAAACTGGTCAAGTGTAATTTTATACAACTGTGGACATCCTAGTAACAAAAAAATTACAATGGATCTTGTAAACGATCCTGATATTACAGGAGCATACTTACACAGATTTAGTTGGTTAGATGATAGTGAAATTGGCGAGCTAGGTAAAGAATGGAATTGGTTAGTTGACTGGTATGATGAAACAGAAGACAGCAAACCAAAAGCAATTCATTATACAGAAGGCGGACCGTGGTTTGAAAACTATCGTAGATGCACATATCATAAGCAATGGAAAAGAGAATTATTTGAGATGATGAAATTTAAGGTTAACCTTTAATGGATAAATTATCTCCTGAAGAAATATTGGTAGAAGGATCAAAGCACAGGTTAACAGTTGATTCAGCTGTGTTAGACAAACCAATGGTTATCAGAGGGGTAATTAAAAAGCATCACGCTGATAATTGTGTAAAAGAAAATAGAGATTACTGGTACATTGATACAGGGTACTTCGGAAATTTTCCCAGTCCAGGTAACAAGAAAGGTGGAAAGAAATGGCACCGTATTGTTAAAAACGAAAATCAACTTTCTACATTTAGACCCGATATACCGTATGACAGATGGAACATGCTAGTTGAACATGATCCAAGACTAATATGGAAAGGTTGGAAGAACTACGATAAAAAGATTCTTTTAGTAATGCCTAATCCTAAAGCATGTGTTTGGTACGATATTGATTATGATAAATGGGTCAAGCAAACTACAAAGAAAATTAAACAGTATTGCGATCTACCTATTGAAGTACGAATAAAAGGATCACGCACAGAGCGTAACTTTGAGTACTCAATTTATGACGCATTTGAATCTGGTGTATATGCTACTGTTGCAATGAACAGCATGGCTGCACTAGAATCAGTCCTATACGGTGTACCTGCATTTGTAAGTGTACCTTGTGCAGCATCACCGTTAGCCTCAACCGATCTGAGTCAGCTTAGTAATCCGTACAGACCTGAAACAGATAAAATATTACAGCACTGTCATAGTTTAGCCTATGGACAATTTACATTTGATGAAGTAGAACAGGGCCGTGCATATAAACTAGTGGAGAAATACTCTTAATGAAACTGTTAATGAATGACAAAGAGATTGCAAACTATTTGTTATCGCTAGTACCTGTTCCCGAAGAACTTTATAAGTTTAATATTCAAGATAGGTATACAGCAACATACATTCAAGACCATATTAGTAAAAAGTCTAAGTGGAAAGACCCTACTCGAAAACTTGAACCAGAAGAAAAGAAAAAGTTTAAAGACAAATTGTTCAAGGCTGTGCGTAGAGATTTAGATGAATGGGTGGATGTAATTAATACCAATAAAGGTCACATACGTAATGCTTACTTTGATGCTATCCATAATAATATAGAATATTTCATTGATGCATTTGGTATAGAAAATATATTTGAATCATACAAAAAGTCTCGCTATAAAAACTTTGTAAAAGGTACAGGGCAATGGGTAGGCGACGGTAAAGATAATACTTACATTCGTAGAAGAGATTTTACAAGTTTACAAGAAGATTGTTTAATTAGAAACACTGTAGGTAACGAAGATTTACTTGTTGGAAAAATTGATAACAACTATCCTTTTTGGTTTATTGACAGTGGATATACTAACTTTTTAGAAACAAACAAAGTATGGCATAGAGTTGTTCGTAGTCATTTACACTATGGCAAGTCATTTGATGCACCTTCGGATAGATTAGGCAATTTTAAAAAGTTTCCTAAACCTTGGAGGAAAGGTGGCGAAATTATTTACGTAATTGAACCTGGGCCTTTTGCAGCAAGTATTATGCATGTAGATTTAAAAACTTGGAAGTATGATGTAGCAAAAGAGTTACGCAAGTATACTGACAAGCGCATTAGATTTAGATCTAAGGCACCTAAAAAGCAGAGAAGTAACTTACATAAAGAGCTCTTAAATGACGATTATTACTGTGTAGTAAACATCAATAGTAATGCAGCAACAGAAGCAATTTGGGCTGGAGTTCCTGCAATTACACTAGATACACATATTACTAATCCAGTTACACGTAATAAACTTTCTGATATTAACGATTTGTTCCGAGGCAACTTAGGTTCTTGGTTGTGTATGCTTTCATATTCTCAATATACAAAAGAAGAGCTTATGAATGGCGTAGCAGTTAAGAACGTAAAGAGACTACCATGACAGTAGCAGTAGCATATTACGGGGGTATTCCGCCACATAATAATAATCTAGAGAAACCTATGATCCTAGATAATTTTTTAACTGGGGTACGAAATTCTGGCGACACTGCTGTTGCACAAACAGCAATGCAAGTTGTACCAAATGCTGATGTTGCACTTATACAAGGCTTTGTACACGAGCATGGAAAAACTGCACCTCATTTAGTTTTAAGAAGAAATGCAGTTGAACAACAAGTTAATAACGGTAAAAAAGCATTAATTGTAGACAGTAACTTATTCTTAGCATACGATAGCGGAAATGTAAATCGTTATTTAAGATACAGTTTCAACGGCGTGTTCCCTACAACAGGATTTTACTTTGATACAGATGTTGATCCTAACAGATGGACAAAAATTAGTAGCAAACTAGGTATACAAATGAAACCATGGAGAACAAGTGGTAATCATATTCTAGTTTGTTTGCAACGTAACGGTGGGTGGAGTATGCGTGGGTATAACAGCGTACAATGGGCAAACGATACTATTGCAACACTAAGAGAGATTACGGATAGACCAATAATTGTTAGAGGTCATCCAGGAGATAAAAAAACTAGATACTTCCCACAACACAAAGACGTGTTTTTAAGCAGTAACCCCAGTATATTACAAGATTTACAAGGTGCTTGGGCAACTGTGCTATATAATAGTAGTCCGAGTGTAGTTAGTGCTATCGAAGGCGTGCCTGTGTTCTTAACAGACCCACAACCTGAACACAGTCAAAGTCACGAAGTATCTAATACAAAAATAAAAAGAATAAACGATCCTAAACTTTTTGATAGAGAAGATTGGGTGCAAAAGTTAGCAATGTGTCATTGGAACTTTGAAGAATTAGCCTCAGGTGAGGCATGGCGACACTTTAGGAGATACTTATGATACAGTTAGACAACGGCTGGTACATGCCAGACAACGAAGTTAAAATGACAAGACATATTCAAGAAGATACCGACATGTCTAACCCCAACTATGAAAGAAAAATTAGGCAAAGGATCATTGATACTATACCTTTGAAGCAAACATTTGTAGATGTAGGAGCAAATGTAGGTGTTTGGTCAATGGATATGAAAAAACATTTTCAGAAAATTGTATCTTATGAACCTAGTACAAGAGTTCATGAATGTTTAATAAAGAATTTAGGTGATGCTGCAAATGTTGAAGTTAGAGATTCAGCACTTGGTGATAAAGAAGTCGTTGTACAGTTTCATGACGGTATTAAGAACTGCGGAGACAGTAAAATTGCAATGTGGGAGTCACCTGACTTTTATACGGTGCAAGTAAAGAGATTAGATGACGAAAATCTTAAAAATATTTCATTAATTAAAATTGATGTACAAGGTTATGAACTTCCTGCAATTTTAGGCATGGAAAAAGTCATCGAAGAGCAAAATCCTTGGGTATGTTTTGAGATTAATAACGATGTAGACACAGCAGTTAACTTTTTCTTAGAAAGAAACTACGACCAAGTGTACATGAAGTCAAAAAGAGTCATGATTATGGCTCCGAAGACAGGATTTATGGCTCCTGCTAAAAATCATATGGGTAGATATTTAGGCGACGGTCCGTATGAGAAATTTAGTGGTAAAAGTGGCAAGGTAATACCTTTACAACAAGGAAGATAGTGTGTCAAAGACAACAAAAAGAATTTTAAAGAGTGCAGTTAAGACACCTTTTGTTGATTGCTTAGTTATAGGGCAAGGACTTGGGGTATTTGATGAATTATTTGATTTATTTGGCACTGTTTTTGTATATGACAAAGGTGCACCAAGAGTAAGACGTGCAAATGTTGTATATAAGTCAAAATTAAAGGATTGTTTTGTTCCAACTATAACAACAATCTTTATAGATAGAGATTTATTAAAAGTGTTGGACCATATGGGTTCAATTTTAAGTAATCCAAGTCCAGATGTTTTCATTCAAGACGAGAAAGTGATAGATAGAGTACAAAGTGCTAATCTTTATAGACATAAGTACAATGCAGTTGCACAGGCTGGCACTTTTCACGTTTGGACTTGCAAGAAAAACGGAGATTTTTTCCAATGACAATTAGTGTAGTAACAACATTCCACGCAAAAGGCTTACAACAGTACGGACAACGCATGATCGACAGTTTTATCGATAATTGGCCAGAAGAAGTGAAGCTACATGTATACGCAGAAGACTGTAATCCGCGAATTAAGGACCATAATAGAATTATATTGTACGATTTACACTCGTCAGTACCAAATCTTGTAGCATTTAAGAATACATGGAAAGATGTACCTAAAGCAAACGGTGATGTAAGCGGAGATCCTATAAGAAGTAAAAGAAGAGACTCAGGAAAAGGATTTAAATGGGACGCAATTCGCTTTGCACATAAAGTTTACAGTATTTTTCATTGTGCAACAGTATGTGACACACAAAGATTGATGTGGATGGATGCAGATACGTTTTGTCATAGTCCAATCACATACGAAAGACTAAATGAATTAACACCACCTAACTTTGATGTGTGTTTTCTTGGTAGAAAAGGCAAATTTAGTGAATGTGGGTTATATTCACTTACACTAGGTAACAAACAAACCAAGAGATTTATGAAAGAGTTTCAACGTGTATATGATGAAGCAGAAAATGACGGTATTTTTCAAATGCCAGAATGGCATGATAGTTTTGTGTTTGATGTTGTCCGTCAAAGAATTAAAATGTACGAATGGGATTGGGCAGCAGGACTTGTTACTGGTGAAGGACATCCATTAATTAACTCAATGTGGGGAGCATACCTTGATCATCTTAAAGGAGGACGTAAAGCCCTTGGAAAAAGCAAACGTACAGACCTACTTGTACCAAGAACGGAACCATACTGGAACCAATAATGAAATTCAAACTGTGGAAGCAATATGGCGCACTTAATTCTAAACCTATTTTTGCTGCTTTTGAACGTAGCATTGTATCTTGCGGGCACACTGTTACTGATTCCGATACTGACAGTGACGTTAATGTTATTTGGAGTGTACTGTTTAATGGTAGAATGGCGCCTAATCAAGGTATATGGAATCAATCCAAACCCACCATCGTACTTGAGGTCGGTGGAATCAAAAGAGGAACCACATGGAAGGTAGGAGTGAATGGAATTAATCGGGACGCTTATTTTGGGAGTGATAATAATGATAATACTCGTCGCAATGCTCTTGGGTTATTTTTAAAACCGTGGCGTAAAGAAGGTAGACACATTTTGTTATGTGGACAACATGATAAAAGTTTGCAATGGAAAGGCATGCCGCCAATGAGTTCGTGGGTAACAGACACTGTAACTGAAATTAGAAAGTATTCAGATAGAGTGATTATGTTTAGACCGCATCCTAGATGCCAGTTAGACTTAATTGAAGCATACTTACCCAACGTTACTAGACAGCACCCTGTGCATGTGTCTGGTACGTATGACGATTTCGACATGTCATTCGAAGATGTATGGGCAACTATAAGTTGGTCAAGCAATCCAGGTATTCACAGCGTCATAAATGGTGTACCAGCGTACACAGGACCTTCAAGTTTAGCATACAATGTTAGTATGTCTAGTCTATCTACTATTGAAGATCCTATTTTGCATGACAGAGAACAGTGGCTAAATGATTATGCATGGACTGAATTTACGGTAGAAGAAATAGAACAAGGACTGCCTCTAAAAAGATTAGAAAATTACCTAAAAACGCAAATTAACTCTTGATCTTTGCGGCATTCTATTATATAATAATAGTATGAGACACCATACATTTACAGAAGATCTATTCATAGATTTCTTGGACACGCTTGAGAGGAAATTTTACTCCATGCAATACCAAGACCGTTCTGCCGCACACAGTTTTTATGACTCTATTACACAAGGTAAGCATTTTACAGAAAAACAAGCCCAATATGTGCTAAAAATATTGTTTAAATATCGTAAAGCAGTTTCAGATGAAATTGATTACGGTAATCATATGGAAATGCCTCAATGGAAAAGAGAGTTTCGTGTTATTGATATTAGTAAGAAAGTTTGGGTTGAAGAGGTTGACAAAACACAAAGGATTGTACTAAGATTCCCTTTCCATTTTAAAACAGACTTTGACGATTTTATTAAAGAAATACGATATAATAGAGACAGTGAAAATCGTTGGGATCCAGAAAGAAAGGTTAGAACGCTTTCGTTATATGACTACAATCTTGTATTACTCAAAGAGTTCTTAAAAGTTAACGACTTCGAGTTTGACCACGAATTTGAAGATGTTATTGAAAGAGTTGAAGAAATTTACTGGGACGAAAAAGAGTATAGTAAAACTAGTAAAGTTAAAGAAGGTACTGTTGAGCTTAACAATGCTAGTCCTAGTGCTGAAGTATATTTCAGAAAAAACAAAACAAATAATGTTGATGCTGATCTAGTTTTAGCAAAAAGTATGGGTCATATTTTTACTGGTAAAAGTAAAAAGTATAATCAATGGACTAAAAAGATTGCAAGTTCACAAACTAATCAGTTTTGGATTAAAGATGTTGCAGACTTCCTAAAATTAAGTTACACAGTTGATGGCAGGGTTGCAGTTATACTAGATCGGACAAGTGATGTAAACAATTGGTTATATACATTATGCGATACCATTGATAATTGCGGGTTTGATAGGAGTGATTTTAGAGTATGCTTCAGAGCCAATAAACATGCAGATGGTGATCATTTGAATACATGGGTTAGAGATAATGGTTTTGGAGGAAAAATTGAAGGTGCTAAGTTTTTAATTTTTAATCAAAAACCTGCAAAGTGGTTGTTCAAAGAAGAAAAAGATGTTACAATATTAGCTAGTAATAATTTATTTGCCGGAGGGCAAACTATGATAAGACATTTGCTAAAGAATCATCCATGTGTTGTATACGTTGGTGATATAGCACCAACAGTCCAGGAGGAATTGATTGAACTGTAAACTGATTATTAAAGACGAAGTAAACATTAAGTGTGAAGGACTTGATGTTGCAACACGTCGAAAGATTTGTAATAAGTTGAAGTACGATTTACCTTATGCAAGGCACATGCCAGCATATAAATTAGGTAGATGGGACGGAACTGTTAGTTTCTTTGGTATTGGCGGATCAGGTTATCTTGCACACTTAGATGTAATTTTGCCTATCATAGACAACGCTGGATATGAAATAGAAGTTATTGATAATCGTCAACCAACTGAATTAAAGTTTGAAAAAATTACAGAAAATTACTGGGCTGATAAAGGTAAGGTTTGGCCTAAAGGACATCAACTCGAAGGACAGCCAATTGTACTGCGAGACTACCAATATGATGTTGTAAATAAATTTTTAGATAATCCACAAAGTTTACAAGAAGTAGCAACTGGTGCAGGTAAAACAATTACAACTGCAACATTAAGCCATTTGTGCGAACCCTATGGACGTACAATTATTATTGTGCCTAACAAGAGTCTTGTTGTACAAACAGAAGAAGATTATATTAACTTAGGACTTGATGTAGGCGTATACTTCGGCGACAGAAAAGAGCTAGGAAAAACGCATACTGTATGCACATGGCAGAGTCTTAATGTATTAGATAAAAAAGGCAAGTATGATGATGCTCTTACACTTGCAGAATTTCTAGAAGGCGTTAATGCTGTTATCATAGACGAGGTGCATCAAGCAAAAGCAGATGTGCTTAAAAAACTATTAACAATAAATTTAAAAAATGCTCCTATACGTTGGGGACTAACAGGTACCGTACCTAAACAAGCATGGGAATTTCAAGGTATACTTGCAGGCATAGGCCCAGTTATTAATCAGGTTACTGCGCATGACTTACAAGAAAAAGATGTACTTGCAAAACTAGATATACAAATTTTACAAACAAAAAACATCGAAGAATTTAGAAACTACCAAGAAGAGTATACTTGGTTAGTAACAGATCCTGATAGAATATCATGGATATCATCTAAAGTGAAAGAATTTTCACTGACTGGTAATACGTTGGTATTAGTAAACAGAATTGATACAGGTAAAAAAATAATAGAACAAATACCTGAAGCAGTTTTTGTTGCCGGCGAAATGAAACTTGCAGATAGGAAGGAAGAGTATGACGAAATTAAAACGTCGGATGGAAAAGTTATCATTGCTACATATGGTGTGGCTGCTGTCGGGATTAATATCCCTAGGATATTTAACTTGGTGCTTGTTGAACCTGGTAAAAGTTTTGTTAGGGTAATACAAAGTATCGGTAGGGGAATACGTAAAGCAGAAGATAAAGATTTCGTACAAATATGGGATATAACTTCAACTTGTAAATATGCAAAACGTCACTTAACAGAACGTAAGAAATTTTACAGAGAAGCAAAATATCCTTTTCAAATAACAAAAATAGATACATGACAAAATATAGAGAAGCAACACCAGAAGAAATAAAACAATGGCAAGAAACAGATGGCAAATGGTGGGCTGAAAGAGCCCTTCATTTTGTTGCCATTGCATCATTAGTACAAGTAGTAATGCTTGGGTTTATGATGTTATCATTCTTCTTAATACAACTAGGCGTACAGGGAGTACAATGAGTCAACAACAACAACATCAAAGTGATAAACTAAAGTTTCAGAAAAAGTCTATAAAAGATCAATCAGAAACAATTAAAGAACAACAAAAAAGAATAGCAGAGTGGATCAAGCAACAACAAGATCCAAGACACAATCAAGACTAATGAATATAGAAAAGGCTCAATTAGGCAACAAAGAACTAATATACGGTACCTACGAAGAATGCGAAGCATATGCTGATAAAGCAGAAAGCTGGGTAGTTAGGTATTTCGATCACGTTAATCCTTCCACAGTTTATAAAAACTTTAAATATGTGGGCAATGAATTATCTGATCCATATGCCGTATCTGTTCCTTTCGATTATAAAAAAAGTAAGACAAAAGGTACGTTTAACACAGCAGGAGTAAATTTAGACAAATGGTAGACGATGAAATACTAAAGTTACAAGAAAGTATAAGAGTATGCGAAGCTGAAAAAGTTAGCCGTAAGATTATAGACAAGCTAGAAGCAAAATTGAAAGTATTACAAAACGAAAAGAAAAGTTAAGTTCTTGACTTCAAGTACTAAACATGTTATAATACGTCAATACAACTAAGGAAAACTAAATGAGTAGAATTTTAACATTAGATAATAAGGCGTTCAATTTGAACGAACTGCCCGAAGAGGTAGAGGAGGACGCTAGGTTTAGTGTACTAGATAATAGTGATCCAAGTAATCCTGACTTCTTCTTCATGCCTTTAATATTTTTAGAAAGTTTTAACAGTCCAGCAATACTAATGAATATCGGAGGATACGAAATTCAAATGCCTTTGGATTGGTGTATGCTAATTGGAGATAGCGATTGTGCTACAGATCCAGAGGTGTTACCACTAACAAGTATTAACGAAAGAGGCTTCGAAGCGTTCTGTATGAATCCAATTAAAGGTTACAGATCCGACTTTCAACCAGTAGAAATAGTAAACATATACCAAGATGTAAGATGGTATTTTCCAAAGATGAAAAATGGACAATTATTGTCAGTACCATTACACGATGAAGAAAATCCTCCATGTGTTTACTTTGTTAAAGAGATTAGTAGACAGTCAGAACAAGTTGAATTGAGCATCTTACTCTGATAATTAAGTATGTATATTAAAATATCTAGGAGTATAAAATGGGTATCAAAGCAGGAAAGATTTGGGGTAACACAGAGTTAGTCCATGCAAACGGTGTACTAGAGTTTCACCGCATTGAATATAATAAAGGTTTTAAGTGTTCTGAACACGAACATCAATTTAAGTGGAATGGCTTCTTTGTTGAGTCAGGCAAGATGTTAATACGTGTTTGGCAGGACGGAGAACAAAAAGGATTAGTTGACGAAACTATTCTTGAAGCTGGAGACTTTACGCAAGTGAAGCCCGGCAAGATCCATCAGTTCGAAGGACTTGAAGATGGTGTAGCATTTGAGCTATACTGGGCAGAGTTCAACCACGACGACATTGTGCGTAGAACTGTTGGTACTAAGACATAATGAAAAAACTTGGCATCGTATCAACATTTAGTGATAACGGGTATCACGAGTATGGCAGACACTTTGTAGAAAGTGTAAGAAAGTTTGTTGATCCTAATATCACTGTTTACATCTATGTAGACAACGTTGAGATTGATAATCCTCCGGCTAACTTTGTTATTAGAAAGTTAGAACCGTCAGTACCAGAACTTACAGAATTTAAAAAACGTAATGCACATAGAGTGCCTGGTAAGTTTATCTATGATGGTGTAAGGTTCAGTCACAAAAGTTATTGTATTTGGCATTGTGCAAATAATGCCGATGTAGATACACTGTATTGGATTGATAGCGATGCTGAAATTTATAGTAGTATCAGTGAAGACTACTTAAAAGGATTTTTGCCAGAAGGGTTATTCACAAGTTATCTTGGAAGACCACACTATACAGAAACAGGATTCCTTGCATTTGATTTAAATCATAAACATGCAACAGAGTTCTTTGATGTATGGAAAGAATATTATACACACGATACAATTTACGATCTCGCAGGGCAATTAGATTGTCATGCATTTGATGCTGCAAGAGAAAGGCTGGAAAAAGAAGGTAAGATACACAACTATGATATTGCACGTATACGCTTTCCAGAACTTGGCAAAAATCATTTCAATGCAGCACTTGAACACCATATTATACACTACAAAGGTGATCGTAAATTAAAGAGAGACGAGCAGTTAGCTCGTGCAATTAAAAGAATGAAGAAGGGAAAAAGGTGATTAAATTGGCGACGAAAGGACTTAACGGACTTAAGAATAAGTCTGAAAAACAATTCATACAAGAAATGGTTAGTAATCGTAGTGCTATCGTAAGAGAAGAATCTGTCTATGTTGTTGACATGTTTGAAAACGGCGAACTTATTGAGAGCAGAGCAGTTACTGGTCACAGCAAAGCATATGCTGAATCTTGTGCAGAGAATTGGAAAATTGGCGTAATTAAATGAAGATAGTATTGACTGGACACAAAGGCTTTATAGGAAGCCATTACTATGATTACATTAAAGATAGTAATGATGTAGTTGCATATGACTTAGTGTCTGGTCAGAATCTTTGTGATACTGATATTGTTAAACAAATGCCAGCATGTGATACAGTGATACACATGGCAGCAACAAATGGTACTAGACTATTTTACGAAACTCCTACACAAGTTGCATTTAATAATACACTTCCAACATTTAATTTAATTGAACATTACATTGGAACCGATACAAAGTTTGTGTTTACTAGCACATGTGAAATATTTAATGGAGCAATTGACAAAGAAATATATCCTGTTCCAACAGACGAAAATGTTCCTATTCATTTCGAAGACATTTTAAATCCAAGATGGAGTTACAGTATACCTAAAGCACTTGGTGAAAATTTAGTATCTAATTCAGGACTACAATGGTTAGTAATACGTTACTTTAACATTTACGGTCCTAGACAAAAAGATCATTTTATTAGTGAGTTTGTAGAGCGTGTTGCAAAAGGCGAGTACTATATTAAAGGCGATGATACACGTAGTTTCTGTTACATTGATGACGCTGTTAAACTTACACACGAAGTAGTAGAAAAGCATAGCAATGAAATTATAAATGTAGGCAGGCAAGAAGAGAATAAAATTTCAGATGTAGCAAAAATCATTATGGACATTATGGATGTAGATCCTAATAAACTTGAAATAATGCCAGGACCAATAGGCAGTGCAAAGCGCCGTTGTCCCGATACATCTAAATTACTTAAATTAACGGATACCTTTAGTTACACACCATTAAAGGTAGGATTAAAACATACAGTGGAGTCATTATTATGAAACTAGGAATCATTGGACTTGGTACAGTAGGGTCAGCAAACAAAGCAGGATTTGAAAGCATTGGACATGAAATTGTTGGACACGACATTACACTTGATACACAAATTACAGATGTATTCAACACAGAAATTACATTTGTTTGTGTACCAACACCAAGCATGGATAACGGAGACTGCGACACAACTATTATTGAAAGTGTAATAGATGAACTTGCAGAAATTAATTACAAAGGTATTATTGCTATTAGAAGTACGGCAGTACCTGGCTTTACACAAAGCATGATTGACAAACATAAAAACTTAACAATTGCTTTTGTTCCAGAGTTTTTACGTGAACGTTGTGCATTAGATGATTTCCTTAACAATCATAAACTACTTGCAGTAGGTACACATGATATTTGGGTACATAGAAAAATGGTTGACTGTCACGGAGAATTACCACAGAATGTAGTACACTTAACACCTAATGAAGCAGAAGTACTTAAATACTATAATAACGTATATGCTGCTGTAAGGGTAACGTTTGCTAACGTAATGTACGAAATTTGTGAGAAGTTAGACTGTGATTACAATACAATTAAGAATGCATATATTAAAACAGGAAAAGCAATCGATATGTACTTAGACGTTTATCCTGAACTACGTGGCTATGGCGGAATGTGTTTACCTAAAGATACAAAAGCTCTTGCATCATTAATTAAAAAACTTGACTTACCATTTAATTTGTTAGACGTTGTTACGGAGGACAACAGCAAAGTAAAAAAGACTGTGTTTAATGGGATGAGAGAAAATTAATGTTTAGTAAAGTAACGCAATGGGCAGATGTATGTAAAATACATTGGAAAGAAATTGTATCCCTTGCTATTGCTTTACATTGGCTTATGGATTTATTAATTATTATACCATTGTCATTGGCATTAGGTTTTTTCTTTGGCATTCAGTTCGGAGAACATTAATGGATCATCCTATTGTTGAAAATATCCAAGATTTAGTAGTTTGGCCTAAGGGTACACACCCGCACATTCTAGACATAGGTGCAAACATAGGACAATTTGCAACAGAGATGAGAATGTTATTTGGTAACGCACACATATATTCTATCGAAGCAAATCCTTACTGTGAATTAAAACTAGGAAAAAAACAAGCCAATGGACATATTGACGAGTACCAAATAGTTGCGCTTGGCAAAGAAGAAGGCGAACTAGATTTTTATTATTCTGAAAGAAAGCCTGCAGGCAAAGGCGCAAGTTTTTACCCAGAGATACAAGGCAAAGATTTAATAACCATGCAAGTGCCTGTAAGAAGATTAGATGATATATTGTCAGACAGACATTTTCACTTAATTAAAATTGATGTACAAGGTGCAGAAAAAGATGTTATTGACGGAGGAAAAATATTGCTAGACAAAGCAAAGTATGTTATACTTGAACTTGCAATTAAGCCTTACAACGAAGGAGCACCAACAGGATTACAAATGATAGAACTAATGAACAGTATAGGATTTGGATTGACTAACTGTATCACTGAACACAATAACGGTGAACAAGTATTACAAATAGACGGATTGTTTGAAAAAGGAATAGACAACGCTACAAAACCCATGGAGTACTTTGATGTATAAATTACACTACGAAAAACAAGTCTATTCACAGCATGGAGAAGATGGCATTATAGAAATGATGACCAATTCTATTATAAATCCAGACAAAACATTTTTAGAGATTGGATGGGGCGATGGCGGCACTAACATGACCAATTACTTACAATATGATAAAGATTGGAGTGGTGTTGGTGTTGATGCAAGAGAAAATCCTAAAGGTAAAGAAAGATTTACAGACAAGTTTAAGCATATAGCATCTAAAGTTTACCCACACAATGCACAACAGTTTATGAAAGAAGTACCTTACAATTGCGACTTTTTTAGTTTAGATATTGATAGTTTCGACTACGCTATTGCACACGAATTGTTTTTAAACGGAGGTTTTAGACCCAAAACAGTTTGTGTAGAGTTTACAGATCAGTTCGGTCCTAACGTTACTGCAAGTTTTCCTCATGTGCCAAGTATGCCATGGAAAACAATTAGGAAAGGAAAGTTAACTACATCAGGTTGTAGTTTGCAGAAGTGGAAACTTTTCTTTGAACATTTTAATTACTCGTATTTTGGATTTGATACTAGTAGCACTAACTGTTTCTTTTACAATGCACAAGAACTAGTTCCAGCACATTTAGAAAATTTACCGATACTATCAAATGCAGATTTACAATATTCCGATGATAGCAAAATGATAGAACATATTAATCATTCGGCTGCTTGGAAACCGTTGATGGAAGAAATTTATACTAGCGATATAGGATTATGAAAACCAACCAGCAAAGGAAAACTATATGTTACACAAAATCAGTGATATGTGCAACAAGGTCGAAGTCATCTATAGAAAGTCTGAAGAGTTAAGAAAACTAAAGTATGACACACCTAAAGAAACACGAGATGAAACACAAGTCGAATTTCTTATACAGGACATTCAAACCCTGTGTAGAGAGATTAGTTTTGATCGTGGTGAGTACAGCAAATGATATCAGCTGAATATCAAGAAATGCTTTCGCTTATACATAGCGGAACAAAGTTTGGAAAGCGTTCTAAAATACCCGAATATCTAAAAAGATTTATTTCCAAACAATCAATTAGATCTATGATTGATTTTGGTTGTGGTAAAGGACAACTACTTGATGTTCTAAAACACAACTACCCCACTATCGATATTATGGGTTACGATCCTGCTAATCCAAAATTTAATGTTCCTCTAAAGAAAGTTGATTTGATATTCTCAACCGATGTTTTAGAACATATAGAGCCCAATCATTTAGATAAAACACTTGAAGAAATTAAAGAACATAGTACACACATATACCATTTAATTAGCTGTGCGCCAGCCAAACTTATACTTCCAGATGGACGAAATGCACACCTAATACAGCAAACACCAGATTGGTGGAGGCAGAAACATTTGGCTTTGGGATATGAAATAATCAAAGAAGAATACAGAGAATTTAACAAATATTCAAAACAACTTGGCAAAAATATACCAGTTAAGAACTATTTCATAATGGCTAGGTTATCATAAAAAACTCTTGCATTTATTTGCATAAGATAGTACAATATAACTATGATTAGACTTTTACTTGTAGCCATAATTCTATTACTTCCTGCATGTGGAACTACAGTAGCCGTTTTAGATGTTACTGCTAGTACAGCCATATATGCAGGTAAAACAGTAGTAAATACGATAGATATGATTACACCAGATATTGTTAATAAGGACTAGAATGTCAAAATTAAAACTAAATGAAATCCTTGCATCTGTTGATATGAATGCAAAACATATATGGGACGAGCTTACAGAAGAGCAACGTAAGAGTGTTGTATACTTCACGCTTAACCGCTATATAAGCAACGTACAAGGGTCTAGAGAACTAAAGGAGCATTATGTACTGCTAGGCAACGAACGCTTTAATAAGAACCTTTTCCTGCTGTTAAACAAGCATAATAAATTGCTATGGCAACTTGCATGTAGTTGCGGTCAAGAAGAAAAGAATATTCATAGACATGAATGGCTAGGACTCAAAAGAGAGAAGAACAAAAAAGAAGAATTTTTAAAGAAGATATTTCCAAACATGAAGAGTGCAGATATTTCTGCATTGGCAGCAATATCAGATAACAAAGAAATTAAAGATCACTGTAGAGGTCTTGGTTGGGATAAGAAACAGATAGATGCAATTAAGTTATAAATGTGATTACTGCGGCAAAGCATTTGCAAAGGAGAAAACTTTGTTTGTGCATGTATGCGAGCCTAAAAGAAGGCACATGGCAAAGAACGAAAAGCATGTGCAATATGGCCTATTGACATTTAGAAAGTTTTATGAATTTAATCAGCCGACAGCAAAGCCTAAAGATTTCGATGCATTTGTTAGTAGCCCATACTACAATGCATTTGTTAAGTTTGGTAGTTTTATGGTTAATACTAATCCTATCTACCCAGAAAGATTTTTAGAGTTTGTAGTTAAGAGCGGTATCAAATTAGATCATTGGTGTAGAGATGAATTGTATGACACATACATAAAAGAGTTATTAAAAATAGAACCAGCCGATGGCGCTATACAACGTAGTGTTAAAACAATGATGGACTGGGCAGATAACAACGAAGCAGAATGGAATCATTACTTTAGTTACTGTAATTTAAATAGAGCAACACATGATATTAAAGAAGGAAAGATTAGTCCTTGGATATTATTAAATTCAAAGGCAGCCAAGGACATGATGCAAAACATGTCAGATGAACAATTAAATATTATTGGGCCTGTTCTAGATCCTAAGTACTGGATGATTAGATTTAAGAAACTTCCAGCAGATGTAGAACTAGTAAAAGAAGTAATTAAAGAAGGTAACATATCGTGACTAAGAAGAGAAAATTATTAAGCGGAAAAGAAGTACCACAACTTGAAAGAGTTGCTAACCTTAGTATAATAACAAAGTGTCCTGAGAAGTGGAAAATTGTTGATATGGAAACAGGAGAAGAATACGTTGCTAGTGGAACACTTGAACTCTACAAGCAATGGAAAAGGATAAAATGATTTTAGCAATCTTATTTTTACTATCATGCTACGTACTACCGATATATATGTTAGTAAAAATGAATAACGAAGAACCAAAGTAATGCCAGATATAGATATAGATTTTGTTGACAGAGAAAAAGCACTGAAGCACTTTAAGCATATCAGAGCAAGTCGTGTTGACGATGGTAAACTAGTAAAACATAATACTGGTGTGTACATGCATGAGGTTCCTGTAAATGCTGAATTAAATTTATGTAGTGTTCCGCACAAAGAAGCAGAAGATCAAGGCTATTTTAAGTTAGACTTTCTCAATGTAAGTATATACAAAGATGTACGTGACGAAGAACACTTGCAAGAATTAATAGATAAAGAACCAGTATGGGATCTATTAATGCATGACGATTTTACAGATTTATTGTTCCATGTTAACGGACACGGCGATATATTACGCAAGTTAAAGCCGACTAGTGTAGAGCAACTAGCAGCCGTGCTTGCCATTATAAGACCTGCTAAACGCCATTTAGTAGATGAAAGTTGGAATACTATTATGCAAGAAGTGTGGGAAAAACCAACAGACGGAGCATACTTTTTTAAGAAGTCACATGCAACTGCATATGCATTAGCAGTTAGAGTACAGATGAATTTGCTGTCAGAAGTAAAAAAATGAGATATTTGATTATATTAATACTGTTATCAGGTTGTGCTGCAAAGGATTTAAATTTAAATCCGTGGACAACAATATTAAATCAAATAATAAAGGCAGAGGGAAACAAGAAATGAAACACGTAATAGCATGGTTTGGATTAGCGTTACCTTGGTTGCTTATGTGGCAATTTGGTTTTGCATACGAAACTTGCTTTGGCGATAGTTGTTATTATATTGTAGATATAATTATGATGACTTCGTTGGTTGTTGGTGTAATCTATTTCCTTTGGGTATACAGAGAACAGTATAGAATTTTTCACAAGTATGCAAGTATGGTAAAAGATTGGTTAACGCCAAATTGGTGGGCCGCAGAAGCCGCACAAAAGATTTCAGACAAAACAGGTATGCAAGATAAAGCTGAAAACTCTAGATTTAGAAAATGGCTAGACAAGAAAGAAGCGTCACTAACAGGTTGGAAATGGTTACTGTTTCAAGTTGTTCGTGCTGTAGTTGCAATAGGATTAATAGAATTAGTTTTCAATTTAATGGGAATGACTATTTTACCTTGGAGGATGTAATGAGAGTAAGTATAGATGATATCGGTGGTGTAATTGCAAAACAGGACGATCGTTATATTGTAAAAGATAATACGACACTAAAGAACTTAATCTTAAGTAGTACGTTTCTAGAAGCAAACAAAAGCACAAGCGGACATAAACACGAAGGACAGGAAGAAGTTTACTTCTTTATTAAAGGTAAAGGTAAAATGCAATTAGATGACGATACTATTACTGTACAAGAAGGTGATGTTGTATTAATTGAAGATGGTGTATTTCATAGAGTACACAACACAGGCGATTACGGTTTATATTTTGTTTGTGTGTTTGATGGGAAAAGGAATCATTAATGGAAAATTTTATTCACACATTTCAAGTAGGCGAACAAGTATGTGATGACCTAGTTGCATATCATGCCGAGAAAGATGAATACAAATCTGCAGGAGTTGCAGGCGGCCAAGTAGATCATAATATTAAAGAATCTACAGATGTAATTTTTTACAATAGCAGTACTGATCCAAGAATACAACGATACTTTCAACAATTGCAAATGGGTTATGATCAATATATTGAAAAGTATAATTTACAACATTTGTATCTTAAGACAGAGGATCATAATTTATTACAGCACTATCCAGTAGGAGGCGGATTTAAAGTTTGGCACTTCGAAAGAGATAGAGGTGACGAAGCACGTCAGTTAGTTTACATGACATATCTTAATGATGTACCAGACGGTGGCACAGCATGGAAGTACCAAGACTTTGAAATTGAAGCAAAGAAAGGCTTGTCAGTTATATGGCCAAGTGACTTTACTCACACGCACAAAGGTATAGTTTCTCATACATCTGAGAAGTGGATTGCAACCGGTTGGTTCAATTATTCATAAAATAAGTGTTTTTTATATCTTTATATAAATAGCTCGTATGGGGTAGAAAATGTCTTCTACTCGACAATAATTCAGGAGAAAAAGGTGGTAAGATTTATCAATGAGTTGAGAGCTCGTTGTACTGGCGATACGTGTGACCGAATCGCAGAAGCAATACTTATGGTTGGAACGTTCATCACAATGTATGTGGCGATGCTTCCGATCATTTAACTAGAAGGTTTTCTAACTAGCGTAATTGACTTACGTTTAATCCTCTTTGTAATGATAGCATTAAGACTGGTAACAGGGCCTAGTATGACCTGGACATCCTTGCTGGTGAAGTTTCTAATAGCGTACTTAAAAGGTTGGATTTCATTTGATAAAAAGATATTAATAGGAATTTGTCTGTTACTTTCCCACCACCATGCTTCGCCTAGCTCAATAAATTTCTCCTGATCTTTCTTGGATTTTAAATTTTCGTAGTCGTAGAATGATGTAACATTATTGTCTTGATTTATGATGATTCCGACGTACTCTTTTTCGGCGTGTTTTAGAACGCTTATGAACGGAAAGTTCTCTTGTAAATTGTCAGTTATTCTCATTTTTTAGTTTGTTCTCATTTCGATAAATATACACATGCAAAGTCATTCAATATATTTATATCCAAATCTACTCGATGTCTACGATAATGGCATCGACGGTACTTGGAAAGTGGAGAGAAAACGTATGGTATACAATCGAGGGCTGATGGCTTATCGTAGTGTCGATAATAGAATTGATCTACAGATAAGAAACAGCGATGAAAAGAAATACAACATAACTGGTTCTACAGTTGTGTTTAATATTATAAACAAAGAAAATAGTGATTTAGTTCTTAGTAAAGACTGCTCAGTAGACGACTTAACAACTGGTAGAGTATATGTTATACTAACAGCAGACGAACTAACAGAACTAGAGCCAGGTTTTTATAGCTATAGCATTACTAAAGAAGTAAGACAAACAGTTGACTCCACCGACTATAAAGTTACTTCAAGGTCTCCGCTATACTTTGATCCACACTACGGTGCAATAGGTAACTTAGAAATTATGGGTGACGTCTTAGGAACTCCTTACAATACTATAGAAGTTTATAAGTTTAATAAGGACATTGACTGGGATAGTCTTGCATATATGTCAGACGATACAGAACAGTTCAAAAATCCAAGACCAAATTATAATCAAACTAATACTTCTAATAATGTGTTTGATGAATTACATTACAGTAGTATAATTGATCTTAAACCCAATATGCAAACTCCAAGCAGTTTACATACCTTACAGTTTTATTTTAAAAACTATACAGGGACAGTAGAAATACAAGGCAGTTTGGCAGACGGTGGTACTCCAAGTGCAGATAGTTGGTTTGTTTTACAGACGTTTGACATCACAAGCACAGATAGTAATATATTCAAAAACCAAACTGGCAAGTATAATTGGTTTAGAGTTAAGCATTGTCCAACTCGAGAAAACGCAGGATCTTTGGATAAAATTCTAGTAAGATAGGTTGACATTACCCGCAAAGATGCTATACTAATACTATGACTCTGGTATTAGATAAATTCCGAACACTCGTGCCTTCACGTGCCAAGACTAGTCCTTCAGGTTGGACGAGTTTTAATGCACCGTGTTGTTCTCATCGAGGTCATTCTCAGGACAAACGTAAGCGTGGCGGTTTGAAATTTGATATGGGTGTGGTATTCAATTGCTTCAACTGTAAGTACAGTGCAAGTTGGGAACCAGGTAGACCTTTATCAAACAAGTTCAAGAATTTATGTAGATGGTTAGGTGCTAACGATGACGATATCAATCAAATGATATTTGAAGCACTTAAAACTGAATCACCAGAGTACACTCCGAGAGAAGTTTCTAGCACAGTAACGTTTACGCCTAAAACATTACCAGAGGGTGCTTTAGCAATACGTGATTGGTTAGAAGCTGATCTCAACGAGGACGAAGAAGCCAGTTTAGCAGAAGTAGTTAAGTATCTACTAGAAAGAGATTGTGATCCTGTTAGCAAACACTTTTATTGGACACCGCTTGAAGGATATAAAGATAGAGTCATTATCCCATTTTGGTACAAAGGAAGTATTGTAGGATCAACTGCTAGGAAAGTTAAAGATGGCAGACCTAAATATATTTCCGATCATCACCCTCACTTTGTCTATAACATTGACGAACAAAAGGAAGATCAGAAATATATATTTGTAACTGAAGGACCGTTTGATGCACTATCTATTGGTGGTGTTGCATTACTTACTAATAATATTCACGAGCAACAAGCAAGGATTATTAATAGTTTAGGTCAAGAAGTAATCGTTATTCCAGATCAGGATAGTGCAGGTGTTGAGCTCATTAACAAAGCTGATGAGCATAATTGGCATGTTGCATTTCCTAACTGGGATAGTGATGTAAAAGATGTTGCTGATGCAGTTAAACGTTATGGTAAACTGTTTGTACTAGTTGATGCAATGAAGACCGCGGTGCAAGGTTCTATTAAGTTGAACGTTGCTAAAAATAACTTTGAACATAAGTTGGAGACAGCGTAATGAAACGTATCAAAAATTGGTTCATACATAAATGGGACTGGCTTGTTGAAAAGTATTATGCTTGGAAACTAAAGCGAATGAATAAGAACAAAAAAGACCCATTCATCTACAAGTAAGAGATCGCTATGGTAGAAAGGATTCTTGAAATGAAAAACGAAGTACAAGTAGGAATATTTGAGGTAATCAAAAACCTACTAAAAGGTAACAGTGTTGTACTAGCAGTAATTTACACTATGGGACATTTTGTTATCGCAATGACAGTTGTTAGTATAATGACTGACGCAAGTATATGGGAAGCTGGTGCTGTTGCACTTGTTGAACCCAGTCTAAACGGATTGTGGTTTTACGCACTACATTCATTATGGAAAAAATATAACACATGATCAGTTGGGGGATTTCAGCTAACAGTCACGATGCGGCACTTGCTGTATTCAAGAACAAAGAACTTTTGTTTGCGAGTCACAGTGAGCGTTTCAGTGGTGTTAAGAATGACCCCCATCTTGATAAAAATTTAATAAACTATGCTCTCCATTATGGTGAGCCCGACGAGGTACATTGGTATGAAAACCCAATTAAAAAATCTTTACGACAACTTTATGCAGGCCAAGGATGGAATTTCGGAGACAACAATATACGAAAATACCTTGATAGGTATGGAGTGGATTGTCCTGTCAATTATACTAGCCATCACAGGAGTCACGCTGCTGCTGGTTATTATACCAGTGGTTACGATAATGCTACTATTTTATGCATTGATGCGATTGGAGAATTTGAAACGCTAACCATTTGGGAAGCAGAAGGCAATGACATGTATCAAGTGTGGAGTCAAAAGTTTCCACACAGCATTGGACTTTGGTACAGTGCAATGACTCAACGTATTGGTCTTAAGCCTAACGAAGATGAATATATCTTAATGGGTATGGCTGCATATGGAGACAAAGGAAGACTCTATCACGATATAATGGATCAGTTCATTGACGTTAATTTTAATAATAAAAACTTAACTGTTAGACTAAAACAAAATTTACATAGAGGTTGTAAGAGTTGGAGACCCGATCTTACTACTGAACAAGACATGTATGATATTGCTGCCGCTACGCAATTGATATATGAACAAGCATTACTTGAAATGCTGTTGTATTGCAAATATACATGCAAAAGTAAAAACTTAGTGCTAATGGGAGGCTGTGCATTAAACTGTAGTGCAAACGGCCAAGCAAAAGAATTGTTTGATAATGTTTGGATTATGCCTAATCCTAGTGACGCAGGTAGTGCAATAGGTGCTGTTCTTTCAAACTATAACGAACATATAGAGTTTAAATCGCCTTACTTAGGGTATGATATAAAAGGTAAGTATCCAGTTGAGAATACACTTAACGCATTGTTATCCTCCGGTATCTGTGGAGTTGCTAACGGTCGTGCTGAATACGGTCCTAGGGCTCTTGGCAATCGTAGTTTGTTTGCTGATCCAAGAGGAGAACATACAAAAGATAGGGTCAACGATATTAAACACAGACAGAAGTTTAGGCCATTTGCACCAGTTGTCCTTGAAGAACATGCTAACCAATTGTTTGATGGTCCAATGGGGCCTTACATGCAGTATACTGCCAAATGTAGAGATACAAATAAGTATCCTGCAATAGCACACGTAGATGGTACATCAAGAGTCCAAGTAGTTAATAAGAAGCTACACACGGGCTTGTATGAGCTTCTAAGACGGTGGAATAGCGCCACAGGATGCCCTATGTTGTTAAACACAAGTTTAAATATCAAAGGAAAACCTATGGTAAATGACAAAGTGGACGCAAAAGAGTTTGCTCTAAAGTATGGAGTGAGTGTATACTAATAACATAATTACGTATGAGAGAAGATAAAATGACTAAGAGAAAGAGAAATAAATTTGAGAGAAAGTTAGATGAATATAATCATACAATGGAATTGATTAGAACCATTGTTCCGATTATTGTTTTGGGCTTACAAATTTATATTATAATAGAGTTAATAAAGTAATGGCAAAAAATTACGATTACGAAGTACAGAAAGTTTATCTGGAAATGATGCTGGCAGATGCAGAAACATTTGTTAGGTGTCAAGGTATCTTTGATAGCACTTTGTTTGATAGAAAATTACAAGAAGCAGCCGAGTTTATGAACATGTATACTAAACAGTATAATGTGTTGCCTGACTATGAAATGGTTAATGCAAGTTGCAGAACAGATTTAAAACATCCAGGTGATGTCAAAGAAGGACACACAAACTGGTTAATGGATGAGTTCGAAAGTTTTACAAGACACAAAAGTTTAGAACGTGCAATTTTAAAAAGTGCTGACTTGCTAGAACAACATGAATATGGTGAAGTTGAAGGACTAGTAAAAGAAGCAGTACAAATTGGTCTAGCACGTGACATGGGTACAGATTACTTTCTAGATCCTAAAGCAAGACTTATGGGACTTAAAGACAAGAACGGACAGGTTACAACTGGTTGGGATAGTTTAGATAGAAAACTATTTGGCGGATTCAACAGAGGCGAGTTGAATATATTTGCAGGTGGATCAGGTGCAGGTAAGAGTTTGTTCTTAGCAAACTTAGGTGTTAACTTTGCACTAGAAGGTCTTAATGTTGTTTACTTAACACTAGAACTTAGTGAAGCACTTGTTAGTATGCGTGTAGATAGTATGGTAACAGGTATTAGCACAAGAAACATTTTTAAAGATCTTGATGATGTAGAAATGAAAGTTAAGATGATTGGCAAGAAAGCAGGCATGATGCAGATCAAATATATGCCTAGTGGAAAGACTGCTAATGATATTAGAGCGTATCTAAAAGAATATGAGATTAAGGCAGGTAAGAAAGTAGATGTATTGCTAGTAGACTACTTAGACTTGCTTATGCCAATAGGTAAAAAGATTAGTGCAGAGAACTTGTTTGTAAAAGACAAGTATGTATCTGAAGAACTACGTAACTTAGCAATGGAACTGCAAACTGTATTTGTTACAGCGGCACAGTTGAATAGAGGTGCAGTAGAAGAAGTAGAGTTTGATCATTCACACATTAGTGGTGGACTTAGTAAGATTCAAACAGCAGATAACGTATTTGGTATTTTTACAAGTAGAGCAATGCGTGAAAGAGGCAGATATCAAATACAATTAATGAAAACACGTTCAAGTAGTGGTGTAGGACAAAAAGTAGATTTAGGCTTTGACATTGATACACTACGTATTGTAGACATCGACGAAGATGAACAAGAGTCAACAAACGGAGAACGTACAGGCAACTCAAGTATACTAGATTCAATTAAAAGAAAAACAGCAACAAGCACAGGCGAAAACAACACACCCACTGATGATCCAACAGATGGCGCATCGGTCGGTAAGATTAGAGGCAAGGTAGAATCAACCAAGCTGAGAGAAATTTTATCGAATATGGGTAGTGATGAAGAATACTAAAGTAGATATATTTGAATGGTCAGTTCCTGCAGATCAAACTGTAGACGCACAGTACGATATTGATTGGCCTAGAGTACAAAATGCAATAGGTAAAGACCATTGCACTTGGTTACTAGAACAAAAACCCAAAGACGTTCAACTGATGTTAGAAGTAAAAGGCAATGGTGTTAAGCGTCTTGTTGCAGATTTTTACGACCCTAAGGTGCTTGTTACATATCACCTAATGTGGGCTAAATAGTAGTATGCGCATTTTAGAACTACTCAACGAAGAATCCATGACTGTTAACAAGAAGTTAAATCCAGTGTTGTGGAACGGTGGCGAACTTAAATCCGAGATAACAGAAAAACTAATTGAGATTGCAAAAGTGTTTCAAGAGTTTATAGGTGTAGAACTAGATGTAGCAGACTATACACTAACAGGTTCAAATGCAAATTTTACATGGACAGAGTATAGTGATTTAGATTTACATATCATTGTTCGCGGCATGCCCAGTGACGAACAAAGAGAACTATATAATGCAAAGAAAGCATTGTGGGCAGAAGAACATAACATACGTATTAAGAACTTACCTGTAGAGTGTTATATACAGGGTGCAAAAGAACCACATCATTCAACTGGTGTGTATAGCCTAAGCAAAAATACATGGCTAATTAAACCTAAGAAAGTAAAACCAAACATCAATGATGCTGCTGTACAAGCAAAGAAAGATAGCATACAGCACGATATAGAAGCATCTTTGATATCAAAAGATTTGCCTAAGATGAGATTAGCAAAACAAAAGCTAACTAAAATGCGCAAAGCAGGACTTGAAAGAGCAGGTGAATATAGTGTAGAAAACATTGTGTTCAAACAACTGCGTAACCTAGGAATGATTGATCAACTTAGTACAGAAATACGTGAACTAGAGGATGAACAACTTAGCCTAGAACAAGCACCAGAACTAGTATAATCCTATACTAAAATAATTAAATAGTATTAACAGAACAAGGAACAGAGCGCGATGCTTAAGGTTATCAATACCTGCGACGAGTGGGTATCACAAATTATTAAGGACGATCCGGTTAGACCACACTTAACCGCTGATTACCGTATCAATGAAACTGCTGAAATGTTTGGCCTGTATGATGATAAAGAATACTTGGGCAGCATATGTTGTGTACGTTACACCAAAGGAATACCAGACAGTGTAAGCGACATGACTGATAGAAGCACTGCTAAAGATGCTGACACTGCTATATTCTATACCATATGGAGTTATAGCAAAGGTAGTGGTAGACAGTTAATACTTGATGCTTCTGAATGGATCACAAACAATAAACCTGAAATCAAAAATCTAGTTACACTCAGTCCTGTTACTGAGATGGCTGAACGTTTTCATCTACGCAATGGCGCTATCAAATGGCGTATTAATAACGATTCAGTTAATTATGCCTATCAATTGAAAGCCTAGGCATAACTACAGTCAAAGGAATTTATGGCTGGAATAAAAAAGCGTGGGATTGTTACTAGACATCATATCAGAACACATAACGACCGTGAAGTTGTACCTTGCATGTTTGTAGGATCTAATGGCGGTAGAGGTGTTATGGTAGCACAGTACAAAGACACAAGAGACCTTGTACTAGATGCAGAACAAAAACCCGTTATGTATAATCGTTGCTAATTACATTAGGCTTATAGAATTACTGGTTCTTGCGTAGCTTACGCAATCGCCCCCATCGGCGTTGAGTAACTCCTTCTACAATATCTTTGGTAAGTTTTCTTCTTTTACGTGCTTGTGTGCTACGTGCTAATCTAAGAGACTTTCTAAACGTTTTCATATTCGATTCCCTCTATAATACAATAATGGCGCGGCTAAAGAGATTCGAACTCCTGACCTTAGGTTCCGCAAACCTACGCTCTATCCAGCTGAGCTATAGCCGCCTGTATAACTATAATTATACCACATTTGCTTATAGTTGTCAACTGTTATTTTAAATAGTAGCATGACAAACGAACAAGTTTATTTTGCCATTATATCGTGGATAGTGCTTACAACTGTAATCTATACAGTGGTAGGTTGGAAGAACATACGCGACTGTTATGCTATGTGGTTCACTCGAGAATACTGGACAAACTATAATATAATCGAAGCAGCAAGTTGGATAGCCAAGGCCATCATAATCATACCGGGTCTGATATTTGGCATTCAAATTTGGCAGTTCTATTTTGTAGCACTTTTTACAAGCCTAACGTTAATATGGGCCAGTAACAAGAAGCTGCTGCCCACGTTGGTTGGATTCAACACACTATGGATATGGCTGAGCATGATGGTGATAGCACAGCAGGTGATACAATGATTTTATTTTGGATAGGCTTTACAATTATGGTTCTTAACGAAGGGTTCGTGATCATGCGACATGTACACCCTTGGTTTGCACGTAAAAGACAACATCTTATAGACACACTGGGCGATCGCTGGAAACGCATACACGGCACACTGGACTACATGTGGATCGGTGGTGTTACAGGCGGCATCATACTAGACTTTGACAATTGGAAGTTCTATGCTACTGTGCTGGCTGTGTTCTGGGGATTTGTTGCTGTGAGCGTGTATCTCCCCCTTCTCATCAAACGCATAGCCGCGAAGCGGTAAGCTCAAAAAGCTGCGAAGCAGTTCGCGATTTTTAAAGGGCTGCGAAGCAGCGTAGCGATAGCGCAGCAAAAACGGTAGCGACATCACTGACCTCGTGACTGTTCACTAGAGTTTCACCTAGTGTAATCCCTGAGTGAATTTATTTTGTTTTGAATTTGCGTGTGTTGTTTAGTACGTTTACGCCCGGAGTGTAAGGCTGTACTATGCTTTCCCAACCACCTGGTACACGACTGTCCAAACGAGCTGCTAGTTTATCAGCTACCTGTTGACACCAATCTTTACCTCGTAGATTGTTTAAGAACCTATGACCAGTAAGATCCTGTTCTTTGACAGTTTGTCCTGTAGTTAAGTTACGAGCCATTGCTAATACATGTGTATGAGTGTTTACTGGCATTTGTTATGTTCTCCTAGTCTAATAAGTGTAACAAGCTGAATGTTCCATCATGCACTAGTTTCTATATAGCTTACTCTTCGAAGCACAATGCACTTAATTTGATTACATGTGATCCATATTCATTTGTTACAGTAGTATTTAGCATGTAAACGATTATAGTGTACTATTTAGGTGTCTTAGAAGCGCATACAGCGTCATACAACGGTGAGTTGCTCAGTAACAGCAGTGTTTGTACTAATTGCTTATCATCGTGTAGTATAAGCGTATTAGCGGTGTTTTGCGATGTGTGTATGCCCTTTAGCAGTAAGTGTATGCTGGCTGTGTGCGTTATAGCATCTTTATACTGTGCGGTTTTGGAATCGTCCTTAAACTGTAGTGTTACTGTGTGCATTACTGTATTTACAGAGTAGAAGTGGGTGTACAGCCCAAAATGGGTCTACAGGTCAAAAAATTTGCTGCGCAAAAAATGTGGGTGAAGTACTTATCATTTCTGGGTGGTGATTCTAGACCACTAGCCTCTAAAAAACAGCTACGCTACGTATAGCTATATACCGGTCGCCTCTTGCATGACCACCGCCTCATCATCGATGACAAAAATAATATTATCAAAACGATCGCGAACCTCAACACGTTCCGCATCGTATTCTTCTGAGGCATGTAGTGCTACCTCCTCGGCTTCTTCTTGTGTTTCGTAGAAGCCTTCAAGCTGCTCTACTGTGTCCACAGTGTAGTAGACCCTGTACATTAGCAACGACCTGTCTGCCAGCTCTCTCGCTGTTCTGGCTTAAGGTGTCCTGCACAGTGTGACTCATCTGTGTTGTTTGGGATCTGTTCAAACAGTGTTTGGCCCTTACGTATGTTAGGGTCATATGGTGTGTCCATTGTGCTACATGCACCCAAGCACATAGCACTGACTAGGACTACTAATACCTTACGCATTCTCTTCGCCGTTTACTAATAGGATCATGCCACCAAACAGTGTCATTGCTAGGCCTACGCCTGCTACTACTAGCATCTCACCTAGTGTGTTAGCTGTCTCCATACATGCACCATCACAGTCATTAGCACTACCGGCCATAGCCATAATGCCTACTACTATTAATATGCCTGCTAAACTGTTTATAATTGTTTTCATTGCTCGCTCCATTTGTTTATTATTGTTATACTATATAAGAAAAAGGGGCTGTTGTCAACCCCTAATTCCTGTTTATTATTAGTCAGCTCTGCTTCCTGCATAGCACTTGAAACCATACTTGGTGAACACGTTAGCGGCTGCTTCTGCGCCCGCTTCTTTAACGTCCATGCTCTGGCCTCTATGCCCACTTGGGTTGTATATCTGTAGGCTACCATCATAGCTACGTTCTACACCAGCTGCCTTGAATCGTTTGCCCAGTTTGGTATTGCCTTTAAT